ATCTTATCAGCAAAAGCAATACGAGTAAACCCATAACGCTCTACTAAGATGTTGGCAACAGTGTCCTTACCGGATTGTGCGTAACCTGTTAGTCCTATGATCATAGTGCACCCCTCACAGTTAGTATAGAATCTACGTAAGCTTTACGTATATCTTTTGGCATATGAGATACGCCCTCTACTTCAGGATAATTTTGTTTTGCAGCAAAGTACAAAGCTTCTAATTCTAGGGCTACTTTCTCTCTAATCTCTGCCTCGGTCATGTGTTGAACCTCCGTGTTCTAGCTCGCATCCCCCCACCGTCTGAAGTACGACGTGTAAGCTCACGAGATACAAGTTGTGAGTCTCTCTCAACATTGAGAGTTCTAGTCTCAATCAGTTTACGAAAAGCATACTTAACATCTGCCTCATGCTGAAGCTCTTGGATGTCTGAACTATCTGCAATCTGCGCCTTTATAAGTGCAACACGATCACCTTTAGCTCCGGTCCAATGCTTGAGCATTGCCTTAGCCTCTGCGTTCTCTAGGTTGCGCTGTGCTTCACGCTCATTGATAATAGCAATAGCCTGAGCACCAGCAAGGTGATCATTCCATTGTGTAAACTGGACAAACAGATCCATAAGACCTTCATCATCTAGTTCAGTAATATCACGTGGCAGCATAGGAATGTCAATCTCCGGCTTAGGTGTAAGTGAAAACCCAAGTTCATTGACTGCTGCTAATACATCTCTGCTAATACTCATTCGAAGTCCACCTGTGTCTCGAAAGCTGAATTTTTTATACCTGTAGGGTTAGGCATATCATCACCCATAGCACCACAATTAGAACAAGTAACCTGACCATCAAGGTCTAGTTCATAGTTGCATCCATACTTGTTACATAGTTGATCGTTACTCATTTTGTTTCCTTAAATGGTTCGCAACGCTTGCAACCTATGGCAGTATCAATGCTGCACATAGGTGGTCGTTTGTTCTCTGCTGCCCATGCTATATCTAAAGCCTTATCAAAGATCTCTTTGGTAAACTCTGGGTTGTAAGCTACAACAAATTCTTTGTAGTCTTGGTTGGCTTTAAGTTCATAGATAAATACAATCTCTTTAGGCGCTACTTCTAGTAGGCCTTCTTCAACCATTAAGTGGCATAGGTGCAGGTATACCTGTCCTTGAAGTTGGTGCATACGGAAAGGAGTCTTGACTTGCTTCCAAGCCTGCTCTATATCCCCATTGGCTTGTTGAAGAATTGCTGGTGCTTCAAAGCGTAGAGTTCCTGAACCAATAGATTTAATTTCAATAAGGCAATCATCGCCTATACCTTTAATCCAACCATCGGCATGGCCACGCATCATATGCTTGTCGCTACGTAACGGTACTTCTTTATACTGAACACTCTTATGTATATCCTTAGATACAGCCCAAGAAGTTCCGGTAGAGTCTTCCCACTTACCGTAAAGAACACCCATTTCTTTAAACCAGTCTTGCCACTTAGCGTGAATGGTGTGGCCCTCTGCAAAGATAGATGCAAGGCGAGCTGTGGTTTTATCACGTGTCTCTGTATAGTTACCAGTAACAGCGTGGTACTGTGCTAGTGCACACCAGTCTTCTTTAATAATATCTGATGGGTGAATGTAACTCATATCACGTTCGTCAAATGGTTTAGACAAGACGTGACGTTCTACTGCACCCATCAAACGAGTTTCTCTCTTACTCGTGTTAAGGAATGCTTTTAAATCTTTGCTGGCGATAGTCTTAGGTTTTGCCATACTTTCTGCCCTCTTTCTCCAACCACTCAGTAAGAGTGAGCCCCTGTTTCTCATACTTGCGCTGAGCTGCATTGCGTTCTCTGTGTGACATACCGCCAAAGATTCCGTGTAGCTCATTATTCATTATAGCCTCTTTTAGACACTCTTGTCTAACCGGGCATTCTGGCTTACCATCTGTACCCCAACAGATAGATTTAGCCTTGTCAGCTATAGGCTTGTATAAAGCTTTGTCTCGTGGTGGAAAAAATATCTCTGTATCTTCTCCACGACATTTTGCTTGATATCTCCAAGTCCAGCTGGGGTCATCACTGTAACGCACTATTCACCTCTTATTGAATTACGTAATTCAAAGAAATCCTCCTCTAAAAGAACGACGTAATTCTCACCATCAAGGTGAAGCCCTAGAACCGGAGTACGGCTATCTAGTATTGCTTCCTTTGTAATCTTTTGAAGTACCTCTGACTTAATAGTCACTGACTTCTTACCAGTCCACTTGTGTTCGATAAGGAGATCGTCACTTCTGACGTCTCCTTTACGAGACCAAAATGCACCAGAGGCGGCACTGCGCTTACCACCTGCTATTTTTTCTAAACGTTTTTCATGCTTTAAAGATTGTTTCTGGCCTTCACTCTTCATCGTTTGCTTCGACCATTAGAACTGGATTTGATTTTAACGTGTCCATTACAGCACGACTAATTTCATCTCTCAATACTACCTCTTCCCGTAAGGAATCAATTAGTGCTTGAGCACCTTGCCACTTACGTTCACCGTAGTACATCCAACCACCACGACGATCTACAATACCATTGAGAATAGATAATGCCACAATCTCTTTACCGGTGTCAAAGCCACCGGCGTCAATTGCACCACCACCTGCAAAGTAAAAGTCTAGATATGCCGTTTGCTGCGGTGGGAAGGTCTTGTTCTTAATGGTTCTAACGCGGATAGTCTGTCCAACACGACGCTTATCCTGTCCAGTCCCAACCTCAAGCCAGTCATCACGCTTGACTTCTGCTCTGATACTATAGGCATAGTCTTTTCCAAGACCACCTGGTGTGGTACGTGGATCTCCATGCATAACTCCAATTTTCATACGATACTGATTAATCATTATTCCCAGAACTGGTCGTTCTGCTTCGATGAGGTCTCGTTTGGTAGCTGACGCCACTTTTCTAAAGAACTTATTGGTAATAAGTGCGCCACGACCCACAGTAAATTCTTCCATGTGTTTTTCATCTTCTGCACTAGGTACCAGGGCAGGAAGAGAATCGACAACGACCATGTCCACAGCTTTGCTTTCCATGAATTGTATAACTGCATCAAATGCATCCTCCATACTATTAGTTTCTACAAGAATAACACGCTGGGTATCTACCCCACAAAGCTCGGCATACTTTGCATCAAACGCTTCTGCAGCAATCCATACCGCAGTAAATTCAGGGTTTAGTTTTTGGTTAGCACCAATAGTCTTAAGAGCTAATGCTGTCTTACCGTGTGAAGCTTCACCAACTAACTCTACCCAGTGGTTCATAGGCCAGCCACCACCAAGGACAACATCAAGTGTTAGAGACCCGGTAGTAATACGTTCTGCTAATCGAACTTTGTCTGCAGTAACAACTGTTCCTGCACCAAGCTTCTTATTAATGTTTGCCACAACCTTAAGTGCTTCTGAATTGATAACCGCCATTATTCTAGTCTCCCTATGATTGTTGTTGGATTAAACCCGCCACTTTGTCCTACTTGTTTTGACGCTACTACAGGACCACTACCGGTACCCGTTCCAGATAATCCAGAACCTTGTTGAACAATAGGATACCCACAGTCGTAGCAACGCATGCGTCCACCACCGGGTGAAGACATGTAATTTCCTGAATAGCATGCCGGACAACGATCAGCATTTCTTGCACTCTGTGCTTTAGTGACTAACTGATCTTGATTAGGATCATAGCTTACCTGTGTGTTTGGAGCACCAGGAGTTGCTCTATACACATTACCGGTCGGAGGTGCCGTAGCCGGAGTAGGGGTACTATTTGGAGCACCACCTAATTTATTTGCCCACCAATTACTACTCATCATCTACCGCCAATGACTTTATCAGTCCTAGATTTAATAAGGTTGATACACAAGATACCGAAGAAGACAACGCAACAAGCCTAAATAGTTTTGTTAATTGTTGTACATCTTCTACACCAAGTTTTCCTAACTCGTCATAATCTTCTTCCTCATCCTCAATCATGTAAGCTGAAGCAGCAATCTTGGCTGTAATATCAGCATGTGAGTCTATAAAAGGAAGCAATGTTGCAAATCTTTCTAAACGTTTCTGACTTTCACGTTCTTCCATCTCTGCTACGTCATCAGAAATAGGGGGTAAACCCATAGCGTATGCAATCTTTTCTGCAGGCATGAGCATAGTGTCATAAATAACTTGTCGTATTAAAACAGGCAGAGTAGGATGATCAATCTTTTTACGTTTTGCCTTAGGTTTTTTATTCCAAAACATTATTTAGCTTCTCCCCAACGTTGCACGGTTTTTACATCTGCGATCATTGGGATATTAAGAGCCTTAATACCTTCCATGGCTT